AATCAATAGTTTCAAAATTATCAAAGAAGTCGAGTTCTGACACTTTGAAATACCTACCATTCACTAAGGCAGTCCCAACATCAAATAAGCCTTCAACCTCTACAATCTCTCCGGTTGATTTTATTCTTGCTTTCATAACTGATTAGTTTTAATATACCCATTTTCAATACACCAGCACAGCATCTCGTAGGCTGCATCCAATAGATTTCCGGAAACTTTAACGATGAATGGTTCAGATATGCTTTTTTGATAACTTATAGCCCAAGGAACAGCAAAAAGAGGCTCAACGCACAGCTTATACGTTATACAGAAGACATTTATGTATCGCGGCAGCTTATCGAGAATGTCCTGCAAAGTGTAAGTTTCATGATAATAGTCGTAATTCGTATCGGCATCCGGAGAGGTTACAACCATGTTGTCTGCATCTGATTCATTCCATTCGAAACACATGCTTCCATCGCTTGTACTCAGTCCAAGCTCCTGCAAATGTATCATCTGTTCGACTGATAATACTTGTTTTGATTTCATAATTCCTCCTCCAATTTTTCCAAAAGTTCCTTGGATAACATTTCACAATAATAAATATTATCTATCATTGTGTCATCAGAACTTATATCTGCCTTAAACCTCTTAACAAGTACCCAGCCATACCATTTTTTCACTTGAACGTCAAAAATGTGGTCAAAAAGTCCGTATCTGTATATTCTGTATTTTCCCATATCTCAATCTCCTTTCTCCTTAATTCGTTCCAGTACATCCTTGTTGGCTTCGAGTATCTCATCGAAAGAGGGGATGGGAAACCATGCCAGCACGATACTGTTTCCGTGAATCCACATTCCCTTTTTATCTAAATTGCTATTTCTACAAAACTTTTCTTCTCGAATACATGGTGTGCCATAACACATCACCAAAACAAAAACTTTTTGCCCCTCTTCTGGCAACTGTTCCTCAACGCTTATCCACGGAGATTGCTTTGCCTGCCAGTCTGCACCTTTTATAAAATATTTTTTCGCCAATGCTGGCAATCCTCCCCAATCTGGCATCTTATTGTAAGCCATGCTTTGGGCTGCTTCTTCTACTGTCTGTTTCATATCTTCTCGATTAAATTATTACCATGACATCACGCTTTCTGGCGAATATAGAATCCGTTATATAGTACGTGATGGCTTTCTCTTCCGCATCTCTCAACAATTCGTGTTTAAGAATCTTATAGTAGGAGTTGGTATGCTCTGCATAGACCATGATTTCTCTTACCCGTTTCAAATCGTCTAAAAAGGATTGAGGGTTATGTTCCTTTATTTTCTTTATATTCATTTGTTTTCCTTCCTTTCATTCCGTTCCCGATTGTCTTCCGAAACACACATTTTGCACCATGATGTCTTGATTCAGAACCACTCTTCATCCGCTCCGACCTCTACCGAAAGCCAGTCCATGAGGAGGGTTATAAGGTTATAAATAGGTTTCATTTCACTAAACTTTTATCGCGTTGGCAATATTATCCGCATCCGACAGCTTTCTTACCAGCACATCAAACGCTGCTGTGCACCGCTCTGTGTTCATATTGACCGTTTTCCCGATTTTCAAACTGTCGGAATCAAGGTTCATCATCCTTGCCACATTGGAAAGCTTCAAATATTCCAACGTAAACCCGTTGAACCGTGCATCTTTCTTCCGAAGTTCTTTAATCCTTTCGTCAAACTGGATGCAGGCGTAATCACACAATGTCCTTGCAAGTTCGAACCTTGCAATCTCTGCGGAATGGGATATGCCGTTATCGTCAAGAGCCTGCTTGAACTGCCAATACAGCATATCCACGTGCTTGTTCACTTCTTCCGTATACTTGTCGTTGCAGTCGGCGAAAAACTCGCTCCGGTCTGAACCGATAACGCTGTTTACAGTACGCTCGTATTCCTTTCTTGCCTTATCGGCATCATTCAAATACCGCTTGAATGCCTGTTTGTAATAAGGCGTTCTCTTCATTGCATGCAGGCACTCGATAACCTGCCCCGCAACAGATGTCGTTCGTGAGCAGTATGTTGTAGGTGCACAGAACTACAAGGCTCTCATACTTGCTGATTATCTGATTTGCCGTGTCGGTAGTCATTGCCTTGCCTGTTCTGCCTTGTTCATACTCTTGTTTCTGCTCTCTTTTGCAAGTTCATCAATCATGCGCTGATACTTCCTTGCCACCAACGGGCAGCGTATGCGCATTGCATTGTCACGCTGCCACTCCAATTGTTCGATTTTCTTTTCAATCTCTATGTCCATAATCATTTTTTCTTGAATTTCTCGCATGTCCTGCCGTATCTGCCACAAGCGCACACTCTATGGCTTCTAATTTTACAAAAGCATGAGTTCTCGATAAAGTCTGTGGCGTATGAGCATTGGCGGCAGTGGACGAGGGAGAGGGGTTCTTTTTTCTTTGCCATCTATCTTCGGCTTTCACCTTCAATTTTAACCACATTGAACATCTCTTTCACCCGGTCGGCTATATAGGCTCCATACCGTTGAGAGAACTCCTTGTCCGGGTCAAGATTGGTAGTCATGTGGGTATAGAAATTATATCGCTGCTCATAACGGAGTTGTAAAACGGTCTGAATGGCATTTATGCCCGTACCGAAGTGCTTGGCATCCATTGGCTCCCGTCCTACCTCGTCAATGGCAAGATTGTGCATACATGACCTATCTGTGTATTGGTTTAACCCGGTAATACCTTTCTCGGCAAACTGCAAGGCAATCTCGGCAGCACTGGTAAACTGAAAGGTCAATCCAGCATCCGCGCCGCCAATACAATAACGGGCAATTTTTGCCGCATAGTTCTGTAGCCCTTTCAGCAAAGTGGACTTGCCCACTCCGATAGAGCCGTGTAATAATAATCCCTTTCTTACATCCAATACTCCGGGAATCCCCCAAACCCATTGATAAAGGGCTTTCAGCAGTTGGCGGTTGCTATCATCAACTGTAAAGGCTGGGGAAACGGATTTCATGGAAGCTACGAGTTGGTTGCGCCAGTACATATCAGCCTGCTCCTTGCTCCATTGTTTCTGATTAGCTTTGTTTGCCGAAGACGATTGATTTGATACCGGCGGAGCTTTTGTCTGGTTCAGTATCAGGTTTCCGATTCTTTCCATAATTTTTTAGTTCAAATAATCCGGAATAGTTGTTTGCTATTGATTGCTCAACAATACATCTTGCTTTTTGGGGGTTGTTGTCACTTAACTCTAATAGATGATTATAGCACATTTTTAGCGACTTAGCAGATTTATAGTTTTCCCTTCGCTCGCGCTTATATCCAAGCCATTCCCTAAATGCATCTTTAAAATCCTCATCAACAAAAGACAAATCAACTTCCTTGTTTTTGGGAATCGCTTTCTTATCTCCGTTAGGAGATTCTTTCTCTATATCATTTTCATCATCATTTTCATTAGGCTTGTTTTGGGTTGTTTGGGTTGAATTTAACCCACTGGGTTGTTTGGGTTGTTTCGATTTTGCGTTGCTATTCCCAATCGGAGCACCACCTTTACGCCCGTTGTTCCGGTTTCTCTCGACAATGCCATGATATTTAGTTTCGTCTATCTCAAATTGGTTGATAAAGAAACCAAATGCCATTTCAATGTCCTCCTCTACCGTAACCTCCTCGCCAAGTTGATACTTGAAAATTGCACGGAATAATCGTCCAAGCTGTTTGTCTGATAATCTTGATATAGGTTTGTAGAAAGACTTATATAGTATAAAGCTATCTTTTGCCATTGTCATACATCTTTCAAATAATCGTTTACAACTTTTATAAACTCATCAAGTGACCGGACAACGACATATTTAGCGCCGATACTCTCAAACTCCTTCTGATAGGCTTTCTGATTCTCCGACTGCCTGCCTGTTTTAGTCTTTAATTCCACCCCACAGAAAGGATAAAACTTATTCGGTATAAGAAGTATCAAATCGGGGAATCCTGCACGAACGCCCATCTGCTTGAACTTTGCAGCTTCAATGGAATTGCGTTTTCCGCCATTTGGAGAGTGATGGAGAGTTAGCCTATATTTAGGATATGCGTAATCAAACCACTTCACGCAAGCTTTTTGGAGTTTGTCTTCTAAATGTCTCATGCAAATTATGGTAGTTTTAATTTTATTTCATTGATAAGTTCTTCATTGGATATACAATAGCCTACATTAACTATGTCGCATAAATGCCTTTTTAAATCGGTCGGATTGTTAAATTCAATTTGAAGTAAGGGTGCTGTTTCGTAAACAACAAACTCTCTGTCCTCAAGCTCTTTAATTAACTCTTCGTCTGACAATTTTTCAAGAATATCATCTATATAATCTTCCATGTCAAATTCCACCTCTGCTGTAACTGTAACATAATTGCTCATATATGTTTGATTTTAAGTTCCACATCCACCGGCTTATCTTTCATCATGGAGAAAGCATCAAGTATCCTCTCCTTAGTCAACTGGATAGGTCAGGTTATTATTTCACTCTCTATGTTTTCCAACGGTATCTTCTTTCCGTCATAGGTAATAAGAACCGCAGAAGTTATTACGTAAGGACTCATGTCTTGTATTGTTTCTTTATCTGCCTTGCAATCTTCTTGTTCAGCTTACTTAGACGCTCTGCCTGCTTGCTGTCACCTCCAATATTATGAATGTCTGACTTTCGGTCTTCGATAAGCTTCTGAATGGTTGCACCTTCGGATTTGGTTACTGTAAGTTTCATAATGGATTGTATTAGTGGGGAAGTTCTGAATCGAACAGAACACGTTATTTTGCTGGATGGTAAAGGATAATAAACTAATGAATAACTAATACTAATTTTAAAACAAAATAATTGGCAATCAAAAAGAATAACCGCCCAATACGTTCAACGCTACCATATTCCCCATCTTCTCGTCAGTCCCCGTATACAGTGCCATTGGCGTAACCCTGGTTGGGCCTGGCGAGATTGTATGGATAAAATTATTTCCCAAAAAGACCTTCACAGGCTATTGCTCCCGGATAGGCGGTCAAGCCACACCGGGATAGTTAACTGTTAGCTGAAATTAAATCACTTAACCCGAACCTTTCACGGGACTTCTGTGTGAGCAGAGGGCTTTCGGTTAATTATATCAAGTCTAAAATCTTTGTCTTTGCAATAGCGTCCAGCTTCATGTCTTGAAGCCCCTGTTTCATGTATTCCGCCGCCTTTCTGTTGGCATCGTCCATGTCTTTTGCGGCTATTAGAACATAATATTTGTTCTCTTTTTCTTTCCCGTTTTCGTCTACGAAAATCTCAACAAGAGTGACCTTATAAAAGAACTCATCTTCCTGCTTCTCATTGACAATCTCACGTATCTTACTCCGGCTGATTGCGAAAACATCACACTCACCGTTGTATAGCTCATTGCCTTTCAATTCCACATGACCGAAAAGTTCATCATCGGTTATGTAATGTTCGGTGACTTCCTTTTCATCGCCTTTCTCGTTAACCTTGTTTACTTTTAGCTTAAATTCGTACAGCATGATATTATATGTTTATAGGTTACACATCAGAACGGAAGGTCGTCTTCCCCGTCGGTCTGTAAGGTTGGCGCTTCCACCGTAGCCGCAGCATTCCCGGAACCCTCAAACTCATAAGGCTTGAAGTCTCCCAAGTAAACCTTTGACTTGGCTTCTGCTTCTGTCTTGTTCGCATCCTTATACTGCTTTGATAAGTATTGTTTGCAGTAATGGGTATTTCCGTATTGGCTCGGCTCTCTACGCTCATTAATATTAACGTTAAGATAGACGGCTTTTGCTTTCAGGTTCTCGTCCATACTTACATAAAGGTCGTTTTCTTCTATAGGAATGACAACGCATTTCTTATTCTTAATTGTTGCTATGCCCACTTTTTCGAGCTTTAGCAAATTTACGCTTCCGGTTAAATTCATTTTCTATTCTATTGTTTCTTTAAGTAAATACTTGGTCAAATCTCTGTATTCAGCCCATTCAAGAAAGGAGCGAAGCAGATTATAATTATCCTGCTCCATACCATCGTAGCGATAGCATGTTATTGCAGGACCATAACGTTTCAACGGAATACCTCTGACATCATATCCATGCTTTTCTTTATCATATCCTTCAAATATGAACAAATCAAAATGAAATATATCTGCATTGAATAATTGGAGATAAAATTTCCATTGGCAAGAATTTATGTAATCGGCATCAATAGGATAAGAATATTTGGTTTTAATATCCCTAATTTCTACGCCATCTATCATATCGGCACATCCTGTTATAATAGCATTCCCAAAGTCCTTATAAAGGCGTATCTCATGAAAAGCATCAGGATGTTCATTCCTGTATGCAAGAGCGGCCTTACATTGTGGTATGTCAAGAATTATCTTGTTTCCCTCAATGTCAAACGCTCGTCCGCTTGGCATTTGTTCCTTTTGTTCTTTCCCGTAATAAAGAAAGGTACGCTCACCTGATTTAACCTTTTCGCATTTCGGTGTACCTTCTTCCACTATTTTATGAAAAGCTTTTCCAATTCTCGTATATGTATTGCCTTCAAATGCACCTGATATACTGTCAATAACCGATTGTTCAGTTATCTCATAACTGGCGTAATCGCTTTGTTCTATGTATTTTCGGAATGCTTCCAGTTGTGTTACCCTAATAAGTGGTTTCATGCTTTAATAAATATTTTTTTGTCCTTGTCGAATGCGTATCCTTTTGTAGCAAGATTTTTTTGCATTTCAGAGAAGAACGGTAATTGCATGATTTTAGGTAGCGTCTTGGTCGCTTTCATTAATGCGATAATATCTTCATCAGTCATTGCAGCCGCAAGTTGCTCTCGTATTGCTGCAAGCTGCTCGTTGGCTTTTGCTTGTGCTTCTCCTTTTCCTTGAATAGATATTTTGACTTTTGAAACAATGTCAGACATGCAAGTATCAAATTGGGTTGTGCCATAATCTGGAATAGTAACAGTTTCAAGCCCGGCAACATTTTTCCCTACAAAATTATCTAACGGAGCAAAAGATATACAGCGTTTTCCATTTTGGATAAATACATATCCCACTTGGTCTGCAATTCTAACAAGAAGGTCTTTAGATTGCCCGGTACAATCTGGAGAGTGCTTTATCACATCACCATCTGCAGTTTCTTTATCATGGCAGATAAATATAATATCAGAGCCATTTGAACGAAGAAAATTGACGAACTCTTTGAAATCTTCGCCCATCTGTCCGAAACGTTTTAAAGAATTTGTTTTTAACTTATAGTTGTTTTCAATGGCATATTGGCTCAAATAATCGTCAAGCATAGACTTGGCTGTATCAACTATAATTGTTTTATACTCTTTCATTGCTTCCCGCTCACTATCTATGTCTTTCCAGTTTTTAGCCATTATAGTATCACAACGCTGTACTGCTCGGTCTGCACCTCTGTCGCAATCAATCAATAAGGGGGTATCGGCTGTTGTAGCAACACTTGTTTTCCCACTTCCCGGTACTCCATAAAGTACAATAATAACAGGACGTTCAGGTAGAACGTCATTCTTTTTTACGATTGGCATAATTTTATAATATTAAGTTTATCAATATCTTGATAGTCCTTGACTAAGGCAGATGTTGGTTCTTTCTTCTTCCAGGCTCTTTTCTGTATATCCCAATGAAATACGAGCGGAATATTGTTTCAGCCTTTTATTAGAGGCTTTTCTATCTTCGTTCAAGAGGTTTTCCTCTTTATTCTTTGAAGACTGTTTCACTTTATTTTCCATAAATATTTTTTTAAACCGCCCGTACAAGGTTAAAGGGAAGCGGTGCGCACTTCGCTTCTCTCACGGCTTTTAGTACGGTAATAGCTCTGACCTTTTCTGCGGCTGAATTTGGTTATTTATATCTCCATTTATAAGAACCGGCTGATGCTCTTTCCCCTCTTGCGCATGCTGCTATAGTTCCTTGATTTATTTTAGTAACTCTGGAAGCCTCTCTTGTGCTTCCGTATTCTTGAATTGGCACTCCTGTTAAACTATATTGTATTATAACTTTAGATGAATGATTTAGACTGCCGAATCTGCCTAAATTAGGAGTTTTTTTTAACCCAATTCTATATGCGTGTTTTTGATTATCAGAGGAAGAACACCATTCAAGATTTTCTACTTTATTATTAAATTTATTACCGTCTCTATGATTAACTTGTGGAAGATTATTAGGGTTAGGAATAAAAGCTTTAGCTACAAGCCTATGTATAGTGAATCTATTCATTACACATTTTCTACTAAGACTAATATTTAAATAAAGAGAACAACTATTAGGCTTTAAAATTTTACTATGAACATGTCTTACTCCATTTATATGGTTTACATATCTGCTCACAGATTTTACTCTACCTAAACTGGATATTTGATATATCCCTTCATATCCAATTATATCTTTCCAAATTTCTTGTTCCATAATTTATTTTTAAGAGGAAGGAGACAAGGGCAGACGACCTTTGTATGCTTATCCTATCTGGATGTCTTTCCAAATGTCAATAAATTGTTTTGCCGAATATTCCGCAAGTTCGCGTGTTTTATAACAAAGGCGAGACCCGCTACCCGCAAACGCAGACGCATAATCGTAACTCGAATCGAAGAAATCGAAAGAGGAAGGAGACATAATGAAATAGGGATAATACTTGTTCTCATCCGAGTTATCCCAGTCTGCTTTCCAGCCTTCATTCAGAGCTTCCGTAATAACTTCCATTTTATATAACGCAATGAAATGCCTGCGCATGTCTTTGGGTAAATCTGAAAAATCAGGGACACCTTTTCTTCCTGTTTCTTCCATTGCGTCTTCAAACGTTTTGATTCTATCCATTACGTTTTGATTGGCAAATATTTCTTTGCCGTATAGATTTTCAAGCATCTGCTTTCCTTTATTGTCCGCTTCTCTCCAAGCCTTTAAAGCGTTCTTTTTATCTACATTTAAAGTCATAATTGTAAGTTTATAGGGTTATAGAATAAATTGTTTCCACAAATCAATGAATTGCTTCCCGCAATAATTGGAAAGCTTTTCGCTTTTCAAACAAAGGCGAGACCCGCTACCCGCAGACGCAGATACAAAAGCGCAAAGCGAATCGCCGAAACCGAAAGAGGAAGGAGACCCATTAGGCTTGAACCACGGATACCAGCGTTTCACGTTAGCATCGCATACATTAAGTTTCTGACCTCCATTTAGAGCTTCCGTAACGATAGCCAGCTTTTGATAAGCAATATCGTGTTCCGTCAAGCCTAACTCCAATAGCTTTTTCTCATCGAGTGGTTCCCTTCCCAACTCGTGACAAGCATCAAGGTAGGTTTTCACTCTTTCTGTAACGTCTTGTGAAAAGAAATCCTCTCCAAAGGATTCTTCCAATACTGTTTTTAGTTCTTTTGAACCGCTCCGATATAGTTCACGGGCTTTTTGTTCACTTAATTGTAATGTTTTCATATAATTGTTATTAATGGGTTTCAAATAAAAACCGGACTATCTTCACAGACCGCCCGGCTACGACTAAACAAATACTTCATCTGTAGTGAAGATGTTGCGACACCCGGACTCGAACCGGGACGAGTTGTCAAGCTCCACACATCTAAGGTTTGACATTCCTATCATAGAGTGCTACGTCTACCATTCCGCCATGTCGCAGTGTTTCCCGACCAGCACGTGGACGGGACTATTTACATTAAAAAGCTATCATGAATTATTCACCCTTACAGGCTTTGTTCCCCTGAACCAAAAATCTCAAGGAACGAATAGAAAAGACTGAGACCAAAGAAAACGATGACAAGTAGCGCTCCGGAAGATAATATATTCTCCATTGTCGTTATAATTTAATTCGTTCCCGTGAGCGTTCCGATGGTTGCCTTACTACTCTCAAGCATCTATTGAGAGCCACGGGAATTATTTATTCTATTTTTTTGAACCGTTTATACCACGGCGAGCTGTTATGATACTCTATATCTCTTTCCAGTTCTTTTACCTTTCTGTTAAGAGCATTAATCATATCTTTCACTCCTTCCGGAAGGTCATTTTGGGAATATATCCAATAGTCATATGATAACTTATTGCCCAGATAGGAACTACTAAATGTTTCCTGTTTCACCACGCCATATACATCTTTTTTCAAAGCGGATACTAATCTGATTAAAGACTCTCTATCAATTGTATATTTACCGTTTATTTCATATGAATCCGGCATTTCTCCATTGACAATCTGAACATTGTCAATGTAAAAGGAAAGGTTCTTTCCGTCAAAAGTAACTTCTCTGTCTCTCATATTAATTTCAATATTAAGTATAAGCGCTCCCTTCAACGCAACAATACGTGTTTGGCTTTTCAGCGTGCCCGAATTTGACGGGAAGGGAGTATATAATAGTACCAGCGATAATGACGCCCAAACATCATACTTTAACGGTCAACGGATGATTTTCCGCGCTGATACATAGACTACTATTGTAGTATGTTCATTAACTTAATCACGCTGCTGCCTTATGCTCGTATTCACCTCTCAATGAACAGTCTTCGCAATCGGTTGCTTGCACGCTATACATCGCCTCAGCTATGTGTATATATAGATATACTGCTTATCAGCGCAGGCTAATTTTACGTGCCCTGAACACGACTTCATTTTTGAGGGTTAAGTCTCCCATCCCGAATGTTTGGCTCATCGGTTTCGCCTATAATGCTCCCTCTGCACGACTCGAACGTACGACCTTCGCTAACCGGAAATTACCGGATACTAAACCTTCGAACAAGTAACCATAGCGATGCTCTACCTGGCTGAGCTAAGAGGAAGGAGCGTTGTTCACACAACACGGTTTTAATAGTCAAGACTGTCGTAGTACTGCTTGTTGTTCATATATTCAGATACTACCGCCGACCGTGAGCTGTCGTTTATCCGGCTTCTGATGAAGTCATACTTATCGGAACTCATGCCAGATAATACATCATCGTTGTATTCTACACGGCTGCTGTATATACATCCCGCCATGATTGCTATTATTAGAGCAATTCGAATAGCAAGCCGAGAGGCTCTGTTTAAATCGTAGGTTTTCATATTGAAGATGATTTAGTAATTCTATCTTATTTCATTTATATCGTTTTGGCGGTAGAAAACCTTTCTACCTATTTTGATAGGGATGAGATACCCGTCTTTATTCCAACGATTCAATGTGCATCGGGATACGTTTAGGGTTTCTGCAACTTCCTTAAGAGGCACAAGGTTGTCGTTGTTACTTTTCGATACACCCTCCTTTAACTCTTGTATAGCCTGCTGGATTGATGCATCTATTGCATTCTTCAAGTCCTGTGCATTAACTAAGAAAAACTGTTGGCTGGAAGAGTTGCTTCTCATTATTTCCCGAATATCCATAGCTTTATCTCCTTATTCTTTTCTGGTTACTTTAAAATATTTGGGTTCTTCCCCCGCCTTTGCTTTTCCTTTTTCAAATTCAAAAAAGGCCTTACCTTCTTTTTTTAGATTTGAAGCAGTAGTCTTTGTGCTGCCATATTTCATTGGAGGATTTCTAAATATTTCCGTATCTCCAACTCTAATCGAAAGCAGGGTTTCTCTGACTTTCACTAATTTAGGTATGCTTTTTCTTCTTTTTTTTATGATTATATTATCCATAAACATTAACTTTGCATTGGTTAATTAATTAACTGATTGACGATGCAAAGATATGTATATATTTTATATACACAAAGGGTTTGCATATAAAATATATACACAAAACATTATTTAACTATTGAGGCTTTGAGTCTGTTACTATTGTATATAGATATATAAGTGATAAAAGAGAAGACTGTAGCTCTGAAAGAATTTATTTTAAGAATTATAGTTTAGATTATTTTTTGTAACGAAGCTTTGTAACAACTTAGTTCTTTGATTTATTGTACAATTGGTTGTTATTCAAATTTAAAGGATAGCTGTACTTTCACTTTTTTAAACCTGTCATTTGGAAGGTTGTGTAATCGGACTATATCATTCATGGAGTTTGTACACATGGAGTCAACCATTTCATTGTATCTGTCTCCGTTGTGACCTTCCGTTGGGTCAAAGGTCACAACGGAAGGTCACGGAGCTAAGACTTTTGATTCGTTCTGTGTATTTTATGATTAGGTCTCTGTTTTTAGTAGCCTTCCATGCTCCTGAAAAAACATTGATAGCATATTGGCTGTCCGAAAAAACGACCAAATCAGAACCATCCGGAACGGAAAATACTGCACTTAGGATAGCAAGCATTTCCATACGGTTATTGGTCGTATAAAGAAAGCCCTTTGAAGCGGTTTTTACAACTTCTCCCCTATGGATTATCAGATAGGCTGAACCTCCCTCTCCATACACTGATGTGTTTTGACATCCTCCGTCTGTATATGCTATATATTTACTCATTGTCTTGGTATTTTATATATTAAATTATCACGCACGTATGTATTTATATACGCCATGTAATCCCATTCTCTCTGTAAATAATATATGTTCCCAAAATAGAAATATCATAAATAAGCAGCGTTAATGGGATTATCAAACGGATTTTCATAAACAGGATGCTTGGACACTTTGAGATTTGATGATTCAACACGCTTCTTGTGATTATAAATAACGTGCTTATATTTCTCGGTAGTCCCTCTGTCGCATATAGAGTAAGAACAAGGAATGACAATCCATCCGCTTCCGTCTTTGGGGTTATAGATAAAGTGTTTCCTTCCCGTTCTTTTGCGCCACTCCTCAACGGTGTTGGCATTCACGATATGGATAACCATTTCCCCGTGCGCCCTTGTCTTGGAGATTACTCCGTTTCGGAACATTTCATTCATCAGTCTGTGTGCGGTACTTTTGCTTGAACCGGATATATTTCCAAGTTTGCGCAAAGTCAAATCCTTGGTAAGGGCACAACGTTTTTGTTTCGGTTTCCCGTTACTCTGCGGAAAGTTGTCTCTATCAATAGAATTGACTGCACAAAGAAGCATAATACAGTTCAGCTCATGCACAAGCATGCGAATTGAATATTCCTTCTTATTCAGTTTATAGCAATAATCAGAGGTGTAAATAAAAGGCGTACGCCCTATTGACCTTTTGATTTCCTTGCTTTTAAAAGTGTTTGCAAGAAAGCTGCCTCCTTTTACGGAAAACAGAAAACTGTCGTTTAACGCTCCGTTAATAAGGCGTTTGGCTTTATCGTGAGAAACATGAAACAGTTTCATCACTTTATAAGGGGTTACATCGGTAAGTACAGAATTTGAATACAGACACTTGATGCCAATAGCAAAGGCAAGCAATTCTTTTTCAGCCTTGCTTGCCTTGTATCTTTTGATTATATCTATTGGTATATTAAGTATGTCCATTGACCGATTGTATTTTATATAAAGAATGAATCCCGTAATAGGTAGCAGCTATCACAGGATTCATCTCATATAATTAGCCCGAAAGGGGTAAGTATAAACAATGTCAATCGAACAACTGCTACTTGTTACGTGTACAAAGATATGTATATATTTTATATACACAAAGAATTGTAATTTAAAAAATATATATATGGATAAAGATAATGATTTGTTACGTTCAGAAAGATTTATGAATGTTGTTAAGGCTTTGAATTTAAGTAATATGGAGCTTGAGGAAAAATTAGGTATTAATAGAGATTTAAAATCGAAAATTTCTACAGGAAAGCAAAACGCGTCTATAGATAAAATAGTCGCACTATGTGAAATATATAAGGTCAATGCAAATTACATTCTTGTAGGCGAAGGCAATATGTTTCTTGAAGATAGAATAGAATTAAATGGATTGTCTACAGTCGACGTAGAAGATTTTCCATCTCCGGAAACTGCTGAATACTGGAAGAGAATGTATGAAACGACAGTAGTTATGTATGAAGCGCAATTTGAGGATTTGCAAAGGCGATTTAATGCTCTAAACAAATCTGTGGAAGAAATACAAGACCTATTCAGTGTGAGAAGAAAGGCTGTTTAATATATATGTTTACAAACATGTTTTGAAATAAAACCTTTTCAATATAAAATTTGTTGATATTTTATTTCGACAAGACACAATTTATTAATTTGAAATATAATGAATGAAAATGTAAATCTAATGATGAAGCACATGCTCCGTCTTGCAGAAGCGTATGAAAAATTACTTAAAGAAGTTGTACAACTGAGACAAGAAGTCGCAATACTGAAAGGCGGAAAGGTAAAGGAAAAGAAAATTTATAATATGAAGATTTTAGGCAGCCAAGTTGGCGGAAGTTAATAATGTGCTTTATTATTTGATTTATATGTTCCGTATAAATTATTAAACAACTACATAAATTGCAAAAACGTCTTTTGTATGTATTGCTAAAAATGTTTTATTAGACATTATTCACAAACAATTAAAAAACATATAATTATGGAAAATATTGCATTTTTTACTTCAATCATCGTTATTGTATTTGGGGTATTACAAATTATTTTATTCTTCAAAGTATGGGGAATGACTAATGATGTAAGAAAAATAAAGAATATACTCGAATTAAATATAAAACAACAACAAGATACCTTGAACTATAACACTAACATTGCTCCCTCTTTTTCCTTAGGAGAGGTGGTTACATATAAAAAGACGCAAGAAAAGTTTATAATTAAGAGGAGAATTACAGAAGATTTATTTGAATGTTCTTCTCTTGATACGAATACCAGCTACACATTAAATAGAAACGAATTACAAAAATAAATAGGATTTTGCAAAAAAAATAGCCGCCAATACTCATGGCGGCTTAGTTGTGTAATCAGGTGTAAAACCTAGCTTAATCACGCTTGTTGCGCATTATTTACTTGGCATTCTGTGCCTCTTTCTTGTCTTGGTGGTTGAAGTAAACAAGTCCTACAATAGCGACTATCGATACAAAAATTGAAACTGCAATTGCTCCCATATAAAATGATTAGTCCCATTCTATTATTTACTGGTTTGATGCTTTCTATCCTGCATCATGAAGTAAATACCACCTATGTTGGCTATTACGATAACCAAACCAAACATTACCAATGCTCCCATATTATTCTCCTTCCTTTTTGTCTTTTACAAGATATAGCCCCCAGCCTAACGTACAAGCCACAGCTAATACACCACCTGCATATATTATCCACTTTTGTTCCACCTCTCCGAATATCGAGGTTAGAACCACTGCTGTTGTGATATACTTGGCTATATCCATCAGCCATTTTCCTAATTCCTTTTTCATACCGCAAATATAATCTTTAGTTTCCAAACAGCAAACGAAATGCAGGAGCTAAACTTTTACATTGTGTTTTATAACATGTATTATAATATTTGAAGAATAAAATATGTTATATATGAAAAGAAGCGATTAACTTTGCCGCACATTAATTAACTAAAATATGTATATGAAAAAGATTTTGATTTTGTTGTGTTCTGTTTTCTTGCTTACATCGTGTATGAGCATATTTTCAAGCTCTAAGCAATCTATTACTTTTGTGGGAGAGAACGGCACAACATTGTATGACGGAGTGAATAATGTGAAATTGGCAGAAATAAAAGAAGGTGGTTCTGCTACAGTGAAAATCAAGAAAAAACTTTCAGATAAAACAATTATCGCAAAAAAAGAAGGTTTTAAAGATACGCCTTTCGTTATAGAATCTTCGTTTAATGCTAAATCTTTGTGGAATATATTATTTTGGCCGGGCTTTTTGATTGACCTCGGAACGGGGAAGATTAATAAATACGACCCTGTTATTTATAATATAGAAATGGACAATAAAAGTAATTAATGAATTGATATTCAAGAAACCCGCCAGCCGTATTACTGGCGGGGCATCATAACGTGAACGTTGGTCGAAACCTCAACGTGCGTCTATGCTTGTTTATGTGGCAATACATTTCCTAATCTTTTCTTCATTTCAGCTATTGACCTATCCAAAGAAACAATCATCATTTCATAATCTTTGTGCGATGCAGTTACATTATCTACTATCACATTACCAAGTTCTTCAATAGAGGCGCAAATATTGCCTACAAGTTGTCTGTTTTCTTCCATAGTATAATGTATTAAGTTAATCACCTACGTAATGAGAGCCGAAACGCCCTTTATTGTTATTGGTATAATAAGCGGATGTCGGGATTGATAAATCATCATAAACGCTGCGTCTTGCAGGTTCGGCTAAATAAGCTTCCATTGCTTCTTTTTCTGCGTTTTTCATTTCCTCATCAGACGCACGCTTCTTTTCGTTAGCCCAAGCAAGTTTAAGGCAGTCCGCCCAATTCTTTACTCCATGAGTGAGAGAATACAGTTTCATGTACTTCTTAATCTGATGGGCTTCTTTCATTATCTTGCTTAAGTTGTAGCGTTTCATATCTTATAGTTTTTTGTTTAACTTTGATGATGCAAAGATAAAGTAATATTTTATCTTCGTCAAATAAAAGAATAAATATTACTTTATCTTTAACATAGATTAATAAACTAATATTTTATCAATAAGCATTAAAGATTAAAATATTACTATATTTGCAGCATTAACCAGCTAAAGCAATATTTTATGAAGGTAAGAATCAAAGAAATAATGGTAGAAAAAGGTGTTTCGTCAGTTAGTTTAGCTGATATAATAGGTGTTTCAAAGGTGACAGTAAGTAATCTTATTAATAATAAAACAATGCCTTCAGTAGAAACCCTTGAAAAGATAGCCACCGCCCTAAACGTCCCCATGTGGCAACTGTTCGCATCTCCGGAAGAAATTCAGCCCCAAAGCGATGGAGTCTCTATCACGTGCCCAAACTGTGGAAAGGAGTTCGAAGTGGAATTGAAAGCGAAAGAAAGGTGAACTTTCAGAACCTGATGCAATGAGAAAAAACGGAAATCCCGATTTTCTCCAATCTAAAAAGGATTATCCCCCAAATAGAAGAAAACTAATAAAAGTTGCTATATAAGGAAATTTTTCGTATATTTGCGCTATAAATAAAGACAACACTTAATATATGGAAAAATGTAATGACTTGCAAAATATTGACTCTGTAGTGCTTTCAGATTTCATATTGAAGCATTACGGACCTATGTCGCATCTGAAATTGCAAAAGCTGCTTTTTTATTGTGATGCATATTGCCTTGCCTATTTTGATAAAGAACTTGTGGAAGACCAATTTGAGGCATGGGTACATGGTCCCGTCAGCCGCAAGGTTTACGATAGCCTTAAAGACAAGTCCATATTATACAGCGACCTCGCTTATTCGGGAAAAGACGGCGTAGATGTGGATAAGGAGTTTGGAAAACTCTCCAAAGACCAACAGGATTTGATTTTAGCTGTATTGAATGACCTTTCAGTGTGGACTGGTTTCGAGTTGGAAGCAGCCACTCACCGTGAAAAGCCTTGGCTTGAAGCACGTAAAGGATATTCAGAGGCGGATAAATGCAATGTCCTAATTTCAAAGGAAACGACACGATTGTTCTATAAATTGGAGATGAATGGCTGAATACAAGGGGAAAAAGAAACTAACATTTTTCACAAAGAACAAGGATAGCGTGAATGATACGCCACGGACTTCCAACTTTAAGGTTTCATTCCAATATTTCGATACGACGCAAAAATATGGTTCTTCTTTTAAAGATTGGCAAGGAGTTGGATTGTTGAGCCGTGCTATGGAAACCTTACATGGTTATTGTTGTTCTCCACTTATGGAACAAGTAGATGGGGACAAGTTTACGATTTACGGTTCTTTTCCACCCAAAGACAAAACCATGTTTGAATATCCGCATCATGTACCGGAAGATGCGAACTGGGCAAGAATACACATAAACGGTTCCGCTGTAATCATTGGGCATATTGTGGGAGATACTTTCTATGTAGTGTTCTTAGACAAGACGCATAAATTCTGGCTCACTAAAAAAGTTACAGGAAAATAGAAAAGGTATTGAAAATGAAGGAGGTATATTATGGAAGCAAACAATCATCAGATTGTAGATTATGATGTAGTATTAGATGCAAAATTCGGGAAGGAAGGAAGCCCTGAACGTGCGAAGGCGGAAGATGATGCATATGCTTTTTATACCAGTCAGATACTTCTTGATGCAAGAAAGGAGGCGAAAATGACACAATCAGAGCTTGCAAAGAAGGTAGGGACAAACAAGTCTTACATATCAAAAATAGAGAATGGCTTGATTGAACCCGGAGCCGGTTTGTTTTTTCGCATTATTGATGCACTCGGATTGAGAGTTGACATTGTAAAGCCCATAATGTAGAAACTTATGTTACGAGTAGTAGATGTAGATTATATCAAAGATTATGAGCTTCTTGTAACGTTCAGTGACGGAAGCAAAAAAAAGGTTGATTTAAAACCATACCTTACAGGAGAAGTGTTTGGGGAATTGTTGGATAAGGATAAGTTCATCCAATACGGATTGACGCACACAACTATAGAATGGGCAAATGGGGCAGATTTAGCTCCGGAGTTTTTGCATGAGATTGGAACGGCTGCATAAGTTTGTAATATAACCATATTTGCCTAATAGAGGAGCAATTAGATATTATTCAATCAAGGAAACTACCTCTTTCTTTATTTCATCGTCTATCTCCCTATACCGGGCAAAAGCCTTACTTCCTTCGGCGTGCCCGGAGAGCGCACCGACAAGGTTCGGGTCTTTGACTTTCTTATATAGATTACCTATGAATGTCCTTCTTGCCATGTGAGAAGATGCAACTTCATTTATTGGTCTTTTCTCTTCTTTCCCGGTAGTTGGATTTAGTATTGTAACCATGCGGGTTATATTGCAACATTTGAATATTTCTTTTATAGCATCATTGTATTTCTGAGCCGAAATAAATGGGAATAGTTTTCTTTTACCACCTACTTCCTTGTATTTGTTTATAAGGGCTTTTGCGCGCTCATTTAATGGTACACGCACGACAACCGGACGTTCGTCACGTGTCTTGTGTGGAATGTACTCTATGGCTCCGTTGATGATATTCTCCTCTGTCATTTTCAACAAGTCGGATACTCGGCATCCTATCAGGCATTGAAAAATGAATATATCCCGTTGCGTGGCAAGGTGAGGACGGTTGGATAAATCGAAATCGGCAATATGGTTACGTTCTTCTAGTGTCAGATAGAACGGAGTACCATACTTTTCTGTGGTAACTCCGTTGTATTTGTCAAATGGTCTATTATCCGTTATTCCCTGCTGATTACACCAATTATAAAAGGCGCGGAGTTTGTTAAATAATGCGCATATTGTATTATTCCCTCTCGGCTGTGGCTTAATATTTTTACGGGCGGCATGCGCTATTGCTGGAAACGCCTCATATATTTGGGGATATTCCTCATAAAGTATATGTTCGTTTCTTAAAAAACTTTCTATATCTTCGAGGGTGTCTGAGTTTATTTTGTCTATATCCAGATTAAACTCTTTTTTTTTATATATAGCAATAAACAGTTCATACCTTTGTAATGCACGAACAAGCACGCGAAAATTCTTATCTCTTACTTCTGATAGTTTCTTTTTCTGGAGGTAAGATTCTATAATGACAAAGAACCCTTCTTTTTGTACTTGGTATTTCTCTGGGTGTATTTGCTTATCTACGAGTTTATCCAGTTCTTCGCTGCTGATTCCGGGATTGCTGTCATATATGGATAATAATAAATTCTTCCGTTCTGTGATAGCAGTATTTAATCGTACGCGTTCATCTGTTCTTATAACGCTCTTTGATTTGTATTGCTCCCGTTTATCGTCCCATAAAGCAGGCAACACAACAAGCTCTGACTTATGGAATAACTGTACTTTTCTTCCGCTGGATATTCGGAACCTTATATTTGCTTCCTTATCCTTTTTGCCTGTTCTAATAAATGCCTTTACTGTAGTCATATATTCTCTGTTGTATCGGTTGTGCAAATATAATATTTTTGCACAACATTCATGCAACATAATGCAACTCAATGAAGCATTATGATATATTTCATATCTGTATTGTGATTTTGTTATAGGTATTTATGATTTACACGGTTGCATAATGTTGAATAACAAATATTCCCGCTTCGAGTACTCATCTAAGGCTTTGTAAATCATTGATTTATGAAGCTTTTTTTATGCTCTTTATCTAAATCGGAAATCTTATTTTTTTTGGGTCAACGTAAAAACCTGAGGGGTAATATTTGTAAAAATCCTATCTTTGCATAAAACTAACTCAGAAATCTTATGGACAAC